CAGTTACTTCATCTACCATCTCTGGTTTAGAGTAAGCTTTACCACACATTTTTTCGTACAACTTTTCCATTTTAGCCTTTCTTTTTTCAAGGTCTTTAACTTCACGTTGCATTTCTTTCATTTTAGCTTTATCAACTAGTTCAGATAGATTATCATCTTCTGTTACCATTGAAATTCTATGGTTTTTAGTTTCAATTGCTTCATCTAAAGCCTCAATTTGAGCCTCTAATGTAGTAATTTTACCTGCTTTTTCGATTTCAGCTAATTTAGAATCTACTGTTTCTTTTTTAACTTTTTTCTTTTTAGCTTTAGCTTTTTCGTCTGCTTTTTCATCACGCATTCCATCTAAATAGCCTTCTTCTTCGGCATCTGTACGGGCGTCTTCTTGAACTGGAGCTGGGATATTCATAGGCTGAACATCAACATAACCACTAAGAGTTTCTTTTAATAAATCTTTTAAATTTGCCATTACATCTTCTTTAAGTTTTACTTCTTCCATACCAGATGAAGCATATTTACCTTTTAATTCTTTATCCGATACAGCTAAACCAGGAGCATCTTCTGTATAACCAATGCCTTTGATACCAAACTGAGCATTTGTAGCATAATATGTTCTATCTTTAGTCATATTTTTAGCTACAATTTCTTTTAACTCATCTACAGTCTTACCAGCATTTTTAGGATCTTTCATTTCTGTATAATACCCTTGTAAAAAAGCTTCACCATATAAATTATCAATGAGTTTTGGGTCCTTATAATCGTAACCCTGGGTTTCCATATCAACTACTTCTTTAGTAGGTTCCTTTTCTACTGCTTTAGCCTCTTCAGCTAAAAACTTTTCCCAATTAGCAAATGGGTTAGATGTATTCTGAGTTACCACACCACCAACACCTTCAGATAGGATTGATTTTTGTTTCAATACCTTTACTGCTGTAGGGAAATTTGTTAGGTTATTAAATAAGTTAGGAAACTGTCTTAATGCAGTTTTCATAAACACATCCTTGTGTCCTTTTCCTTCTTTAATAAGGTTGTACTGTTCTTGAAGTGTTTTCATTATTGCTGTTTTAATAATTTGTCAATGTCTTTTAAATAATCTAAAATCAAATCAGTAGCGTATACAACACTATATGATTCTGGTTTGTCCTGATAGTAAGCTATTGTTTCATCTTTAGCTTTATCTATTAAAGGGTATAAACTATTTAAACGTGCTTCAATGTCTTGAAAAGCAGCAATACGTTTTTCTTGGTATGCTGCTCGATTTTCATCGCGTTCTTTTAAATTTAATTTATACTTATACATATTATTTCTTCCCCCATAAATATTTAACTTCTACACCTGGTGTAGAATGTGGTTTAGGAACTAATTTGTAGCCAAACTTTTTAGTATACATACCTCCATCAGCATATTTACCTTTTTTATTTTTACTAAAAGCATTTGGGGTAGCATATTGAGCACCAGCACCTGCTTGAGATGAAAAACTGTTGCCTCCACCTGTAGTACTGGTTTCATCTAAACCTTTAATGCGAGCATATTCTTCAGATTTATTATTACGTAAATAAGTTCTTAACTCATTTCTACGTTTTCTAATATCTAAATAATGGTCTTTAAAAAAAGCTTCACCTGTTATATCAGCTACCTCTTTAGCTGTTTTCATTAGGTCAGTAATATCCTTAAATAATTTTTTGTAATCTGCTGTGTAATCAACGTCCCAAGTAATCTGACCCGTTTCAGGGTCAATATTAGTTACAGTAGTTTGTATACCACCTTTTACTTCAGTATCGCCAATTTTAGCCATGAGCGGTTTTTAATTCTTCTACTAATTCTAGATACTGTAATATATTTACAATATTATCAGATGTTACATTTGCAGTCTTATCTAATGTTTCAATTATATTATTTACTTCATTAATTTTAATTTGAACTGCTTTATCTGTAATTTGAGAAGATAACTCATTTAATTGAGTTTTAATTTTATCTACTTCAGTGTTATAAAATTCTCTTAATACAGGTGTTGAATCAACTGAATTAACATACTGTCTTAGTACTTCTTTTTGGCTAGTGTATAAACCATCATACTTACCATTGAATTTTTCCATTAGGATTCTATAGGTAAGCATACGAGTATCTTTATCGTATGATTGGAATTCTCTTAATACTTCGGCTTCAACTTTTTCTCCATTAATATCTGAAGTAGAAAGATGCTCTAGAAGAGTCATTTTATTATTTACAATAATATTAGTATCTACTAAAGCTTCAGTACTTTGTACTTCCGATAACATATAATAAGCAGCATGTACTTTATAATGTGGAAGTTTTGTTTTAAAGAATTCTTCTAAATTATAGCTAGTCTTAATTTCATTAATTAAGTTATATTTTTCTTTTTTAAGAGCTCTACGATTTAATTTTTTAGAAGATTCTAATAACGTTTGAATTAAAACATTAGCCTTACTTTCAGTAAGGGTAGTAGTTTTAGTTAACGCTTCATATAATTTATATTCCTTTCCTAATTCGGATTTAACGAAATATTTTTGAATCAATTTAATAGCGGCAGACTCTACACCATTTAAAGTGTCAGCCGTTACTTGACGAACTAATAATTCGAAAAGGATACCAGTATTTTTATACTTTGAATGTTTAATGTTCATTCCTACTAGGATTTATTATAAATATATAAGGAGATATTACTCTTTAATTCTTGATTCATCTAATAATGATTCTTTGCGTTTATCAGATTTAAACACAATTTCTTTGTCTAAACCTTCAAATAAAGAGCGATTTTTTATAAATTGCTTTTGTGCATTTTCTCTTAAACCTATAGGCTCATTAGCTTTCATTTCTTTTTTACCTAAACGATCTTTACCAAATACATTATCTTGAGTATTAATATTTGATGCTTTTTCTTCAGGGCGACCTAATGGCTTTTTCTCATCATACCCATCAGGTACATTACTTGGATCACTTTCCATTCTACCTTGACCGTATAATGAAGCTAAATCGTGAGGTGTACCATATGAACGTCCTGTTGTTAATGGGTCATTGCCTTCAGTCTCAATTTGAGCTAAACGGAATTGACGTTTTTGATCCTGAGCTATTAAGTCTCTGTATTCTTCATATTGGTCTTCACTAAAGTGGAAAATATGCTCGTAGATCCAATCTGTTGGGACTAACTTGTTTTCCATCATTTGTGATGCTAGATCTACTTTTTCTTTCATTAATGCGATCTTTTCTTGATCGTAGATAATAGAAGGTGTAGTTAAATCTAGGGTAAAATTAGTCATTTGTTCGTCTCTATACCCTTGAGCATACAAGTGAACTAATGCAATTTTATATAATTCTGAAATTAGGATACGTTGGATACGATCAATTGTACGACCGAAACGAATATCCTCAGCTGCTAGTGTTGCTTTACCTGATAGATCAGCATCGTAACCCATAAATGCTTTTGGTACTTTAAGGGCAGCAAATAATTTTTCTCTTAAGTATTCTACATCTTGAATACCATCATATGATAAACCAGGTGTAGTTTCAATTTGAGTTGCTTGATCATTTCCTCTAACTGGTAGATAAAAATCCTCAAGTAAGTTTTGCATGTTATATTTCAAGTTATATTCACCTGTTTGCTCATCCATATATGGAGTACGCTTAAGTGTTGAAATAGTTTTTTGCATGAAGTTTTCTACTTCATTTGGTGGAATAGAACCAACATTAATTTTAAAAATACGTTTTTCAGGAGCTCTTACAATTCTATGGATTAACATAGCATCTTCCATTAACGCATATTGTTTGTAGAGTTTACGACCTGGTTCGATATATGATCTACCATAAGGTAGATAATTCATATCCGAAAGTAAACGGAAGTGAGCAATTTCATAATTATCAAATGTAACCATATTAGCATTTTGCTGGTTTGGAACATTATAATAACCAGAAGAAGAACCACCATAGAACCCATCTGGGTTATAGTTAAATATTACTTTAGATGGATTTTCTGGGTCGAAATTTTCTTGTCTTTCAATGTGGTATGCTGAATAAGGTATTACGTTATAAACACCAAATTTTTCTGAGATCTCTAGTTTAAGGAAGAAATCACCATATTTACACATTTGACGAGTCCAAGACCAAAGATTAAATTCAACATTTAATACATCGTAAAATAAGTTATATAGAATTTTTTGAATATCTTCATCGGAGGATTTAATTTGTAATACCTCACCCATATCATTTTTAAGTGAACATTCATCAGCTACAATATCTAGAGCAGAAGCTACAATAGCATCTGTATCCATTATATCATAATCTGAATAGAGCATAGTTCTCATGTATTGGTAGTTCATATTGAACTGAGAACCATATAATGAGGTTGAAGATGGGTTTTGGTAGACTCCTCTATATCTATCCATTAAAGAGTTTGTAGCAAACTCACCAGAGGTCTGGATATGATCGGTATCAACCGTTTTTAATTGATTACCTCCTACATTACGGATAACAACATCCGAGGAAAATAATCTTTGTAATCTAGTAAATAAGCCTTTATCAGCCATAATATCTGTTATTATTATAAATATTGTCTAAAGCAACCAACTAATATCTTCTTGTTTCCCATTTATTTCTTGGGTATATGGGTTATCAATACTATTAGCATTATAACCACCCTTCCAAGATACTTTATTAGTAGCAATACCATTTAGTGCTGCTTTACTCATGTCTAAATGTTGTTGACTAAATTTAAATGATGTATCTCTCATAAACATACCCATACCAAACGACATAACTAAATCATCATTATAACCTTGTTGGGCTTCAGCACGACCATTTTTCCACATGAATACTTTCATTTCTTCAAGCAAACGTTTTGATTGAATTGTAACTGATTTATCATTAACGTATTCTTGGAGTTTACCTATTATTAAAGGTCTAACTCTTGATGTCATACTAAAACCAGGAACCATTTTACTCGTATCCATATATTTATCAAAATACGAATTTGCTTTTGTAGCATCACTTTTAGATGAGTAATAAAGGTTAGTATATCCTCTATCAATAATAGTTTGGATTGTTGCCCAACCAATTGAAGCATTTTCTACTACTAACATAGCTTCATTGTATTCAGTAGCAATACCAACTAATAAATGTCCATATTCTTTGGTACCTAATTGTCCTTTGTATTCAGCAACTTGGGTATTCGTTTCAATGTCAATAATATGGAACGCAGAATAGTCTTTCCCATCGCCACGAGCAACATCTGCAACCACAATGTAGGTTCTAGAATAGTCTGCTGGCTCCCAAATCCATAAATTTTGGTCAGCACCTCGTTTTTCGAGGGGATCTTTAATATAAGTTTGCTCATAAAATTCTAAGTATTCAGCATAGAACACAGTATCACCAGATGTATTAAAATCACAATCACACTCTTGTGCTGCCATTCTGGGGTCACCTAGTAATTCATCTTGTCTATCTCTCCATGCTTGATCACGTTCTGGGTGGACATACCATGGAAGTTTAATAGGTAAGAAATCGTTTTCTTGATTTTCTGCTCTAACCCATGTTTGATGAAACCAATTACCTGTACCATAAGGGGTAGAAAGTGCTATACATCCACCACCAGTAGCTAGTGTTTGTTGAGCTGAAGCCCATATTTCACCAATGTTATCAATAAAAGCAGCCTCATCAATTAATAGAAGGGAAACTGCTTCTGATCTACCAGCATCACTTGAGGCTGATGTTGCTTTAATTTGTGATCCATTACTTAATCGTAATGTTAATTTGTTATTTTCAGGTGCATCTATTTTAAGCCATGAAGGTAAATTTTCATACATGAATTTAACCTTTGTAACCATGTTTTTAGCTGTATCCTGCTTTGTCGCAATACAAAGTACGTTTTTATCTTTATGGAATAACATTAACCATAAAGAATAACCTGCACCTAAGGTTGAAATACCTAGCTGTCTAGATTTTAATACTACAGAATATGGATTTTCTTGGAATAACTTTAATACTTTATCTTGGAATGGATATAGATTAAATGGAATACGTCCACGTTGAGGATGCTGTATATAACAGTACTTACGCATAAAATGAACTGGGTCAGCAGCACATTTAACATACTCTTGTTGAATGATTTTTCTTAAATTTTGTTCAGCCATTATTTACCTATTTTCCAATATAGGCGGCCTGATACTATAGGGAAGAAATCTTTATCTACTCCTAAACCAAAACCGTATACATTTCTTTTTTTATTAACGTACATTAA